GAATTTTGCCGATGGCGATAAGGATGAGGCGGTTGAGGAAATGCCCGGCCGAGATTGACAACCTATACGGCGAAATCATAAAGGGAATCGTCAAGATGGCGACGCTTCTTTTGCCGAAGGAGGACCCGCGCTACACGATGCACCTGCAGGAATTCATGACAGAGGACGTGCAGTCGCTCATGATTTTTAACGCTATACGCTCCGCTGACACGCTCGTGGATACGAACTCGTCCTCGCGCAATATCGTGAACTACCTCACGAAGGCGGTGCAGAACAGGCTCCGTAACTACGTGCGCGACACCGAGAAGAAAAAGAACTTGATGCTCCCGCTGGATTCGGCCAGCGACCTGTTTTCAACCGCCATAGACGGGAGGCGCCTGCCGTTGGTATCCGGGAGCAAGAAAAAGGACCGCAAGGCCGACTGATTTTCATAATTAACAAGGAGACGACGATGTCCAAGAAGTACGAAAAGATCATGGCCGACATGAAGGCCGAACTCGAAGGCGCCACGCCTGAAGAAACTCCGGCAGCCGCAGACCCGGCACCGGCTCCGGAACCGCAGCCGGAACCGGAACCGACGCCAGAACCCGAACCGAGCAAGGAGCCGGACCCGACGCCTGACCCCGAACCCGAACCGGAACCGACGCCGGAACCGAACGGAAAGCCGCACCGCGACATTCCGAGCGACCCTCTGGAACGGGCTACGTTCAGCTTCAAGCGCCAGCTGAAAAAGGAACAGGACCGCCACGCTGCGGAACTTGCCGACCGCGACGCCAAGTACAATGACCTCCTCAAACAGGTCGAGGACCTTAAAAAACAGGTGGCGCCGAAGGAAAAAGTCAAGACCCGCGAGGATTTCCCCGAAGGCGAAGGCGGCGACGACGCATATATCCAGTACCTTGCAGAACAGAAGGTGAATGCCATCATGGCTGACCGTGACGCGAAGGATGCGGAACGGAAGGCGAAGGAAGCGGAAGACGCGAAGACGAGACAGGCCGAGGAAGACGAGGTACGTCAGCAGCGCGAAAAATGGACCGAGAACGTGAACGAAGCCTTCAAGGGCGACGCCGAACGAATCAAGAAATTCAACGCACGTGTGAGCTATTGCAACCGCCGCGGCCTCGGCGAAGTCCTTGACCAGTGTCCGGTCGCTTCCGACTACATCATGAACGACCCTATGGGGCCGATGGTTCTCGAAAAGATGATCAACGACAAGGCCACCTTCGAGCGCGTGTTCAACCCTCGCAGGACAAACCCGCTCGCCATCTACATGGAACTGCGTGCCATCGAGTCCGAGCTCGTCAACGAGACTCCTGAAGCGAAGCCTGCAGGCGCACCGGCGAAGCCTATCCCGCACCTCGGAAAGCCCGGACGGCAGGCTGGCGGAAGCACCATGCAGCCCGACATGTTCAGCGACCCGAAAGCCGTAAAGGCATGGCTTAAAACCCACCGATAAAAAACTTTTTTCTCCTCGTTGCCCCTCTCCGGAGGGGCTTTTTGTGTCTCAAGTGTAGTGTATACGGTGAAGGCACCAGAAACGCCTTCCCCAAAGCCGGGCAGGCTCTCTAAAGGATGGCCGCCTCACAATAGGCCGACAAAGATTTCAAAGCCTCGATTTATGCCGTAGGGGCGCGGCGCCAAACGGAAAAACACTCACTCACAAAACGAGGTTTAAAAATATGGCTGGTACTTTCAGCAACCGCAAGAAACTCATCTTGCTCGCAAACGCAATCGAACAGAATCTTGACTACATCAAGCAGTCCGACAGTCTTTTCAAGGAAAGCGAAATCCGCGGCCGTAAATACGGCATGGCCGTCCATGGCTATCTTCCGGACGCAGGTTCCACAAGCCGCGGCCTTGTGGCTACTCCGGACAAGGCCCACCAGGTCGAAGTGACCGCCTGGATGGACAACTTCAACACCGCCGCAGAAGTCGACATGTGGGACCGTCTCGTCAACATCGAAGACTTCAACAAGGAAATGGTTGAAAAGCGCGCAAAGAAGCTCGCCCGTGACGCACAGAAGGCCATCATCGAACAGAACGCCTTTCTCTCCGCACAGGCCGTTGTCGCCACCTCCATCGGTTACGACATGCTGTCTGACGCTTCCGCAGCTCTCGACGAACTCTCCGTGACCGGCGACCGCGTGGACTACCAGACCCCGACCTTGCTCGCCAAGATCGGCCGCACCGGCGCCAACCTGTTCCTGCCCTCCGAAATCCAGAAGGAAATCTACGAAGACGCAAGTATTGGCATGTACGCCAACGCCTCCCACGTCAACATGCCCGGCATGCCGATTCTCGACACCACCGGCATGGGAACGAGCGTGACGATTTCTGCCGAAGTCGTGAAGGACGCTTCCAACAACATTATCGGCATCAAGCCCATCAGCACCGCAACCGCTGGCTCCGGCACCCTCTTTGCCGGTCTCGCCTACAAGGTGAACGGCCTGAAGGTGGTTGACGAAGGCGGCGTGGAAACGAACCAGGACTATGTGATCATCGTGAACAAGGAACGCGTGTATGATTCCGAAAGCACTCCGTCCGACGTGACCTACATCCCGCAGATCCGTATTACCGCAAGCGGCAAGGGCTACGGCAACCCGAACGCCCACATGTCCGCAGCTGCCATCGGTTCCGCAACCGTCGGCACGACCGTGACCCTTTCCCTCACCCCGCTCCTCACCGCTTCCAAGCACTACCAGGTCGGTCAGCTTCGCAACGCCAAGGCCCTCTCCTTCGACGCCCAGAAGTTCGACGACCTCCCGGCTGCAAAGCAGGAAAACGTGGGTGCAGGCGAATTCATCACGCTCAAGATGCAGTCCGCTCCCGTTATCCTCAACGGCGTCGAATACTTCCGTATCGATTTGCCGTATGTAAGCAAGATTTTCGAGCCGCGTCAGTCCGTAACGACTTACCTGTTGCTCGACTAATTCTGGACACGTACCCCTCCGGACGAAAAGGCGCCCTTTGCCATAAAGGGGCGTCTTTTCCGTGTTGTGTAGTTTTGAAGTAAAGAGGTATTTAATGCTGTCAGTAACCAAACTCATTGAAGAAGCGTATGACGACCTCGGTTTCGGTACTGAAATCGACGGCGAACAGCAGGCGGTCGGCGTCCGGCTTCTCAACAATGCCATCGCGGGGCTGAACTCCGACAACTACATCAGCCTGACCGTTAAGACCATCGACGTGGTGGGCGCCGGCGACATCGTGTTCAAGAAGCTGGAAGAAGGCGAGGAACACTGCTCCAACGTCATCGACGCGGAACCGCCCGACTCGGTGCAGGGCGTAAGCAGAAAGATCGGCATCAGGTACGCGAGACTCGTCCCGTCCAACGTGGAATCTATGGACCGCTCGTTCACGTATTCGCTGCCGATGCAGTGGAGCTATGGCGTGGAATTCGAGACGGCACCGTCCGGCAACCAGCGCAGGGTGGGCCGTATCCGGCTTAACGGAACGTACCCATGCGAGCTCCGCGTCTACGAGAACATGACGCTGCCCGACTACCAGCTGGGCGAATTCATCTACCTCTCGCCCCTTTACAGGAACCTAATCCTTTACGCCCTCGAACAGAAGATGGTGAACCGATTCAAGCTTTATTCCTACGGCGATAAAGTTGACCTGGAACTCACGAAGGCCATGAAGGCGATCGACACGAACACGGCGCAGAACCGTCCGATGCTCAACGACGAGCTCATGGGCCTTTACACGACACCGGCCAACGACCTGCTCGAAGGCGCCGGTTTTTAAGGGGGTGGCATAGATGGCGACAGGAAAAGTTTTTCAGTACCTTGTGGGCGCAAGCAACAAGGCGAAATTCCCGGCCATGCAGGGCTCGCAATGGTCCTGCAACATGTTCTACTCCAAGAACGGGGCGGACGAGTACATGGAATCCGTTCCGGGAATGAAGCTGCTATCTGTTGTCGTGGAGAATACCCGCTGCCGTGGCGCCTACGTTTCCACTATCGGACTTGCGGCGCAGAACTCCAATGAAGACCTTTTCGCGGTTTTCCGCAACGGCCTTTTCCGTTTCGACGCATACGGCAACCGGACTTTCATCGGTAACGTTGCGCCAACGGGCTCGCGCATTTCCTTCGCGGAGACGGGCGGCCCGCGTGCGCTCCTTCTCGTTGCCGACGGCGTGAACCTGTACTATTACGACTTGCTGGAAGGCGGCGAACTCGTACAGATTCAGCTGCCCGAACGCATCACGGCAAGGGGCGGGACGATTACGCCGTCCCATGTGGCCGTGGTTGCGGGGTCAATCGTCGTGAACGATTCCGGCTCCGGTTACTGTTATTACTCCAAGCCGTACCCGCTCGCAAACGACGAGCGCACCATGTTCAAGATGGGACTGGACGGGAAGCCCGAATACGAGAGCGACGGGGTGACGGTCAAGACGGAGGTGGTGGAATCGCGCCTGCACGTTTTCGAGGACGATTACCACACGCAGCAATATTTCAACACCGAATCAAGCTCCGACAACATCAACGCACTCTATGCCGTAGGCCCCACTCTCTATGTGTATGGCCCGAAAACGGTTGAAATATGGCAGCGCGGAAGCGGCGAGTTCGAGGACTGGATTCGCACGAGCTACACGGCGCAGAATTCCTTCGGGCTTGAAGCTCCCTACTCGGTGGCATCTTCCGGCTCCGTGGTTTATTTCGTGGCGTCGGGCGCGCAGTACGGAAAGGCCGTCATGATGGTGTCCGGCACCTCGTTCAAGAAGATTTCGGAAGACTGGCTCGAACAAAAGCTGTTGCAGGAGTCCACCGAGTCCGCCTACGGGTTCTGCTACTCCATCGCGGACCACAATTTCTACGTGCTCCAGCTGAATAATCTCGGCGAGACATGGGTATACGACACGCTAGATGGCGGATGGCACCAGCGCACGAGCCGCAACAAGACGAGCGGCGTCGAGTCCCAATGGCGTGCCGGTTCGGTTGCCTATTTCAACGAAAAGTTCTACACGTTCACGAATGACGGCTGCATCTGCCTCTTTGACGGGAATTACTGGAAAGAAGACTATCCGGACGGGAGCAGCCTTCCGATGATTCGCCACAGGCAGACGGCGGTAATCGTTGACAACCTCCGCAACTTCATGCTCGAAGAAATCGCCATCGAGTGCAACGTCGGCTCGTGGGAAGATTACGAACTCAAGCCCATGCTATTGCTCGAAGTCAGCAAGGACGGCGGCAACACCTTCGGGAACGTGCGCTCGTCCTCTCTAGGCCGGACCGGCGACTATTCGCACCGCGTCCGGTTCTATAACCTCGGCATGTGCCGCAAGTGCGTCTTGCGCTTGACGTATTCGCACCCGACGGAACTGATTCTCAATTCCTGTTCCATAAGGGCGGAAGCCACGGCGGAGATGATCTAGCATGAGAAGCGCGTTAATAAACAGCAACAGCCCTAAAGAAGACGTCTGGGGCGTACTTACTGGAATTTGGAACGAGTACGACGAGCGCGAATGGCACGTCGTCAAGACCCCGTTCATGGTAGCCATGACGGCCACCCTGGACGCTGGTCCCAACATGCTACCGGTGACGCCACCGAGAACAAGCCTGCTCTCGTGGGCAAATTCGGCCCATTCGGGTAGTTTAGTATTAAAGGCCAAAGACAGAAACTTCACCATGCCGGAAAAGGCCGTCGTACAGGTCCTTATGTTCGGAACTATTGGAGATAAAAATGGATAAAAAACAGAAGGAAATCCTGGAAGGGATGAAGAAGCTCAAGGACGCCATCGAGGGCTATATCGACAACATCGAGCTTGACGAGGCGGAAGAAGCCGAAGAAATGGAAAAAGCCAAGAAAAAGGCCGACGCCAAGAAGGACGACGGGAAGGAGGATAAATAAATGGGTTTTCTCGATGTAGTTGGCGACCTTCTCGGCACGTCCAACACGGGCGCCGTAAACCAGGGAATCCGAAGCCTTGACGAAATCAAGGCATACGCGGACAAGACCGGCGCGGCTAACCGTGGCCTGTATGACGATTATTACGGGCAGATGCGCGGCATGTACGGCGACAACGCCGCCAAGTACGACGAAGCCGTCGCGAAACTTGCGGAAGCCATCGGCAACCGCGAGGATTTTGAATACCAGGGCGACGTTAACGACTTCCTTGACCCCGCACGCGAGCAGCGTGTCGCTGCCGCCATGGGCGCCATCGAAAACGCGAGCGCATCGGGCGGCAACAGGTTCTCGTCCAACTATCTTGACAAGGTTGCCGCGAAACAGCAGGCGCTCGCATCCGAAGAATGGAAGGCCGCTTACGACAAGTTGATTCAGGACCGCAACCAGCAGCTGCAGAAATGGCAGACAGGACAGCAGAAAATCGACAACATGGGAACGCTCGCCGGAATCTACGGCGGCGACCGAACGGCGCTTTCCGAAGCAATCGGCAACTATTACAGCAACATGGCGAACCAGAACAACGCCGACCTTGAAGTCATGAGCGACATTCAGCAGGGCAAGGCTAACCTCAACGCTAGCCGTTCAAACGGAATGGGCGACTTCATCGGCGGAGCCGCGAAGGTTGCCGGGGCGATTTTCGCATAGGGGGTTGACAATGGCAATGGCCGTAAATTTCAGATGGAACAAGCCGACGATTGCGACACCGAAAACCGGAGCCGAGAAAGAACGCATCCGCGAAAACCTCGGCGCCGTCGGTGACGCGATAATGGGCGTAAAGCGCTCATGGGCCGAAAAGGACGAGCGCGAATACCAGCGTCAGCGTCAGGCGGAAATCGACCGCATGAACGCGGAAGACCGCGACCGAAGAAACGCCGAGGAAGACCGCAGAAAGCAGGGATTCCAGGAACTCGCCGCAAGGATGAGCGGGAAGAAGGCCGAACGCGAAAGCCTTCTCGCCGAAAAGGCAAAGCTCGAAAGCGAAATCGCGGCGCTCAAGGCCGGGCTCGGAGGCTAACCGATGGCCGTATCTTGGAAGCGCGTCCTTGACCTCGTTCCGACACTCGTCACGTCGGTGCTGCCCGGACTTCTTGCGGGTGGCGCCGTTTCCCGTGTTGCCGGAAAGGCCGCAGCGAAGAAAGGGCTCGCGGGTACCGTTTTCGACTATCCGCCTCTGCCTGGCGATTTCAATTACCAGGTCACGAAGCTGAACAACAAGACGTGGGTTACGGGAAAGGACGGAAAGCCTCACGAGACGGTTCTGCCCGGAGTCAACCCGAACATCGACTACGCGAACGCGGACGCCGCACTCGTGCAGACCATTCAGGGCCACAACCAGGCCGTAAAGAACGGAACAGAAGGAACGATGGTCCAATGGTGGCCGGGAGAGGACAACAAGCCGCGCGTGGCCTTCGGGCCATCATCCACGGCAATCAGCGGCGTCAAGATCAACAAGGACGGAAAGATACAGGTACAATGGAAGGGCGGCGGCAAGTGGTACACGTACCGCAGCGGCACCGACCTACGCGACACTACCGACATTGCAAAGTCCCTGTTGACGGCACCGAGCATCGGGCGAGCGCTTTGCCGCAATGGAAAATACAAGCACACGGATTCAAAGGACCTGCTTGGGAAGCCGACATACGACCCGCAGATGGGTTGGTTCGGCAAGAAATACTACGACGCCGAAGCGGCGGGAGGTTAATTAAATGGATTTTAGATGGAACAATTACCAGCCGAAGAACCAGGGAATCGCACCCGTCACCGGCACCGAATTCGTGCAGCAGCGCATGGGTGACCGTTCCGCATTGATGGAAAAGGAAGCCCGGCTTGCAGAAATCAACGCAAGGCTTGCCGAACTCGACAAGGAAATCGGGAACGAGGCCGAGTGGGATATTGCGGCAAAGCGTGCCGAACTCGGCGACATGAGCGCCTACGACAACATCGTAAGCCGCAGGGCGAACGCAGCCGGCGGTGCGATTTCTCCCATTGAAGAAATCCTCTACCGCGCTAAAGGAATCGCGTCCGGTCTCAAGTCTCCGTCTACGGAAGAAAAGCTGCTAGCACGCGACAACATCGAGGTGGCACTCGAAAAGGCCGAAAAGATGGCCCAACGTTCCGGCGAAAAGCTCCCGGCCCTGTACTACGAACTCAAGGACCGCCTCGAAAACATGGAAGTCGGTGGAACGGGAACGAACAAGACGGCGCGTGAAATCGGGACGGAGTTCTGGATTCGCGCCCGCCGCGGCAAGCTCTCCGATTCCGACATCAATGCGGCAGAGGACATTATCGCGGCGGACCCGAACAGCGAACTTTCGCAGGAGCTCAAGGACATCGTGTCCGAATACGAAAAGAAGACGCTCGAATATAAGAAGAAACAGGCGCAGAAGCTGGCGGAACGAAAGAAAATGGCGAACGCCGCAGCTGCCGCCTTCGGTACGTCGGGAACTCCCGAAAGCAAGAAGATGCGCTGGAATGCCATCGTTCAAAAGGTGGAAAAGACGCCGGAAGAAAAGGCCCTTATTGAATTATACGAGCTCAACGAATACGGCAACCCCGTACCGAGAGGAGGGAAGAAGTAATGGCCTCGGTAAAAGAAATTTTCAAGAACAGGGTTGAATCCGGCGAAATTATTCCGGACGTTGGTCTTGTCATAGAAGACTATCCTGCAGAAACCGACCAGATCGCCTTCGCCAAGATTGCGGAGGCGATGCCCGACGATTTCCCAGACGCAGACATGCCCAAGGAAATCACGTTCCCCAGCGTGTCCGTTATCGCGAAGGATGTGCTCGGCCTGAAAGACGACCCGAAGAACATGAAGGGCGCAAGGACGGCGGAGCAGAAATTTATCGAAGATTTCCCCAAGAAAGTAAACCAGTTCAAGAAGGACGTGGAAGGCAACGAGGTCTTTGGAAAGCGCGGATGGGATACCGTCAAGAAGGTGTGGCAATCCGCCATGAACGACGCCACCGAGGAACAGATTCGCAAGAACCGCGAAAAGATTCTCGCAGGCGAAGACCTTGACGGAGTGAAAGGCGCCATCGCGAAAGCCAACGGCTTCACGTCCAAAGTGTTTGCTCCTAGACAGCAAGAAGCCCTTCTCGAAGGACGAGACCCTACGTGGAAGGACTACGTTGGCGACGCCATCGAAAACGGCCTCATGACCGTACCGACCGGCGGCATCGTCGGTGCCATCGGCAAGACCGGTAGATACGCGAGCAAGGTTCTCGCGAATCCCGTCATTTCAAACGTGGTCGGCAACTCTGCGGCCCCGATTCTAACGGAGGCTGCAGACGCCGCAATGCGTGGCGACAACGACCCGAACACGGAACGCAGCGACTTCTCGCTAGGTGACGCTTTATGGGGCGCAGCAACCAACATGGGCGTTAAGTTCGGCCTCCTGCGTGGAGGAGCCAATTCCGCCCGATTGTTGAACCAGCAACTCCGCAGGAGTGCTGGAGGCGGAGATTCCCCAATGATTAAGATTGCGAAAATCCTTGAAAGCGCGGACAAGACCGCGGCAGAACGCGGACTCCCTACACCTACTACGAAGATGGGCCGCGTGCTTGACTTCGCACGTCCCGCAGCCGTTACTCTCGGAACTAACAAGTACGGCGGCGACAAGGATGCCGAATTTGCGCTTTCGCGTTTGAACGGAGTCCCTGTTGTGGGTATTACGACCGAATCTTTCACGCCAATGACAAAAAAAATTCAGAAGTATCGCGAAGAAGACCACCAGGAAATGCAGGACCGCAAGACCCGCGCCAAGATTTCCGACGTACTCGGCAAGGAAACCCTAACGCCGAAGGACGAGTTCTACCTCGGCGTGATCGCACAGGACCCGTCCGTCGTGAAGTTCGGATATGCCGACGAAAACCACAGCAACGACGATTTCAAGCTGTGGCTGCTCACACGTGGCAACGACTTGCTGAAGGGTACGGCGGCACACAGAAAGACCTGGGAAATTAGCAACGATTAGTGGCGCCTGTGTAGTTTAGAGGTAGTATGGCAGAAGACATTCTCTATAAGTTCAAGAAGTTCGCCAAGCGCTCCCGCGAGGCTTACTCCGATATGTACGAACGAATCCGTTCCGACCGCTCGTTCATGAGCGGCGACGGTCAATGGACTAAAGAAGACGACGGCTTCATCGAAAAGACGAGAAACCGCGTGACGGTCAACGTACTCGCGAACCAGGTACACAGCGTTGCAAACAAGTACAGCTCCTTCCCGTTCACGTGGTACACCGGCGACGCAGACATTGACAAGGAAATCGACGACTTTTTCGCGGAAGATTCCAACAGGTTTGCAACGGAAGAAGCCCTGCTTGATTGCGTTTCGTTCGGTCTCGGCGTTCTTTGCCTCGGCACCGACACGACAGCCGACGGGCGCGACGTTCCGGTGATCTATGCGGTTACAGACCCAGAGCGAGTCATGCTGGACCCTGATAGCACTGAACTTGATGGTAGTGATATGATGGAGGCCGCGTTGATCGACTACCGCAGCAAGGAATGGATTCGCGTCCACATGGGCGAGCAGTACGTACCCGAAAAGCGTGCAAAGCCGGTTTTTTCAGGCGCATTTGCGAAGCCGGGCCTTATTCCTATCGTTACATATTACTACCTCGACACGGACGGCTGCCATGTCGCCACTTTCGTGAACGACATACAGGTGGAAGACGAGAAACCGGAAGAAGAAAGCCTGCTCGAAGAAGGAATCATCGAAGGCGCCGGCGTAGAAGAACCCGAAGGCGCTGAAGAAATCACCGAGACGGATGAACCCCGCGACGTACTGCCAATCAAGCGCATCCCGATTTTTCCTGTCCTCGGTGAACGCACCTGGACGGAATCGGACAACATCATTTACAGGGGTCTTATTGCGAAGGGCAAGACGGTGCAGCGCATCGTCAACTATTCCATGACGCAGCTCATTGAAAGGCTCCAGCTTTCCCCGAAGCCGCAGTTCCGCGGCTACCTGGAATCCTTCAAGAACCTCGACAAGTATTACAAGAAGGCGGGTACTGGTATCAATCCTATCCTGCCCGGACAGCGCCTCGCCAATGACGGCAAGACGCAGCTCCCGCTGCCGGAAGTCTACAATCCGAATATCCAGTTCGCCGACCTCCAGCAGATCACGAGCGGCACCATGGAAATGCTCACGAGTATCACCGGCGTTGACTCGAAGGGCCTCGCCAACAACGAGAGCGAAATCACGGCGACGGCGGTGCTCTATACGAGCCAGGTGTTCCAGAACAACATCAAGCACTTTTTCTCGCATCTCCGCACGAGTTTCAAGGCACTGGGCGACACGGTGATGGTGTTGCTCGGACATGCCGGACAGAAGATTGACGTGGCGCAAGGCCCCGAAGCCTACATGCAGCTGCAGATTGCAAGACAGGAACTCACCTCGCTCGTCGGCATCGTGGAACCGAACCAGAAGCCGGCCATCGTGAACGCAATCTTGAAGACGCATCCGGACAACGAAATCCTCGCACAGCTCTACGCCGAACTAAATGCCGCACCGCAGCCGACCGAAATGGAAGCGCAGCAGGCTGAAGTGATTGAACAGATGAAACAGGCCATCGAGCAGAAGGACCAGGAAATCATCAACCTCACGGCACAGGTTGAAGACTACGCCCGCAGCGAACGCAGCCAGGACAAGAGCATTCTTGCCGACATGGCGAAGGAAGAACAGAAGCACGAGTTCAAGCTCGAAGAAATGGCCGTGCAGGCCGAGCTTCAGTCCGGTGCCGATGCCGTCAAGGTGGCCGAGGAAGCAGACAAGGCGCAGATGGACGTGGAGTCCAAGGCGGTCGCACTCGAAACGCAGAAGATCAAGAGCGCAAGCGAAATTTTCAAGACTTTGGGAACAGGTGTATAAATGAAGATTGGATTCAACCCGCAGAGCATCGTAGGACTTGACGGCATGCCCCTCGTGGGGCGTGTCACTTTCTATGTACACGACAGCGACGTCAAGGCGACGGTTTATTCCATGCAGGGAGACGCATTCGTGGAATCACAGAATCCACAACTTCTCAACAATGCTGGTCGCCTTGACGAAACCGTGTTCTTTGACGCGGCAATCATTGACGTTTCCATTCAGCAATACATCGGCGAGACCGGACACATGACGCCGGATTCTCCGGACGAGGATTTTGCACCGTTTGACAATTTCGAAGTAGGTCTTGAAATTCCTGTTGGCGAATCCGTGACGAACGTTGAAACGATTGCAGACCTTGAGGATGCGAACACGGATTCCGGAGTGGTTCTCGTTACTGGGTATTACGAAAAGGGTGACAGCCCCGCACGTTTCTACCTTTGGGACAAGGATGCGAACAACAATCCGGACGGCGGCTACGTTATCGCGTCCAACAATTCAGACACGGGCCGCTGGATTCTCCTCTGGTCTTGCGGTACAATACCATGCACGCTTTACGGCGTGTTCCCCGGAGTGAACGAAACCAATATTTCCAGCTTCCTTTCTTATCCGGCGCAAGTCGGATCGCACCTTCTCTGCACTTCTCCTTCTCCGAGATTCGTGGCTGGAACATACGCGGCAAACACGACCTTCACGACCACGAAGACGGTCAAGTTCGATCGTGGCGCGAAGTTTCCGAACGCATTCTTCCACCTTGACGGCATGGAAGCGGACGAGGGCGGAGCGGATTACATCGCCGACTTCTACTTCACGCGACAACATGAGGCACGGCTCTCTTGGTTCCGTTCTCTTTCTGCATTCTGGACTTGCAACGCTGAAAAGCTCGTCCTCGACCGCGACTTCCTCGCGAACAGGACCATCTCCTCTTCATGCGCCGTTACCGGCAAGACGGTAGAGGGCGACATGCGCGTGAACGCCACGTACACGTCGGAAGGCTATCTCAAGTTCAGCAACTGCAATTTCTGTGCGCGCGGAATCTTCAACCCGACGATGGACAAGATAAAGTTCCAGGGCGCACGCTGGGACGACAAACTGTGGACGACCACGTACAGCGCGGACTCGTTCAATTTCATCAATTTCTCCGGCACCTACGCGGGCGCGTTCGTGGACTTCCTCTCGGTAAACGGCAACGCTCCGATGAACGTGATCGAGCTCAAGGACTTCGGCAACGCTGACATATACGTCAAGGCTCGGCTCTGCGACATCGCGAACTCACTCAACGTGTCCTCGAAGCTATACCTCGAAGGACGCAGGATTTCTGGACTGGTTGCATCGGTACTCGAAGAGGTACACGACGCCACCATCGACGGGCTGTGCGACCTCGCTGGCGGTTCCGTCTCTCTGTTCAATGTCCGCGCGCAGTCGGTCAAGTTCACCGGCACCACGTTGAACGTACACGGCTGCGAGATGTTCCTCGCGGAAGGCTCGGCGTTCTCGAACCTTTTCGGGGAGCGTTCCAAGTTCGCGAAGGCGACGGCGTGGGACATCGCGCCACTTGTCAACCTTTATGACTGCGAGTGGTCTGTCGGAATGGCTGCATCGAACGACAACGAGACGGACGTGCAGCCTGCATCGTTCACGAAGTGCCACCTCCACGACTGCACGGTCATCCACAAGAGGCTCGCGCTCAAGGACTGCACGGTAACAGCGTGCCAGATTGGAATCTACCCGTACAAGTCCGGCAGCTCGTACTATATGACTTTCACGATGGAAGGCTGCACGGTCAACAACGCGGTGCCTATTACGTTCCAGAAGTTCGCGGACGCGACGGACGAGGTGAACGGCATAGAGCCCTCTATCCGCATCGTGAACAACACGTTCAGCGGCAACGCCTACGGCATCCGCGCTCCGTTCTATTCCAACGTGACGAACCGCAGCCTGTTCTTCAAGGCGGGACGCCTCACGGGCGTCGTATACTCCGGTAACGGCGGCGAATGCCCAGCGGACTCCGCCCAGGTATCCTTCTCGAACGACTGGACGGCGGTAACCGCCTACGACACCGACCTCTCGAACAGCGGCTACGTTTCGCCGGTTGAACTCCGCGCGTTCCCGACCGCGAGCCAGCGCACCGCGCTCACGTCCATCGACTTCGGGAAGTGGACGCAGGAATACTCGCTCACGGACAACATCGGCGAAGGCATCAGCACAGAGAACAAAATAGGACGACACATCGTACACAGCGTGCAGCTTACGACATGGAACGCACAGGAGCAATACAACGACTTCTTTTCGCTCCGATACTATTCCGCATCCAACCCGAACAAGCCAATCATCCTTATGTAAGGGGAACGAATCATGTCTCTGCAATACCTTTTTGACCCTAACAAGCAATTCCAGAGCCGGAACGGCGTTAACGCCGTAAACGGCTTTTTGCGCGTGTACCTCAACGGCACGGACGACCGAGCGACTACATACCGCAATTTCGACGGAGGACTGAACGAACCCGACATCGTGCTTGACACGGACGGACGCGCCGTCGTGATCGTTGACGATACGAAGACATACCGAATTGAGGTGTACAATCGCATCGGCGGACTTATGTGGACGGTAAGCAACTACAAGGCACGGGGCGGAAGCGGTGGCGGAACCGGCACACCCGTGAGCGTGGAAGGTACGGTAGGAGAAATCGACGTCGACGAGAACACCGAGGGCGGCGTGAAGCATTTCGTGATTGGCCTCGCGTCAACCATCAAGAACGCCATCGCGACACTCACCATGGCCGTGAACGGCGTCGCGAATGCGCTCAACGGCAAGAAGGACAAACAGACCCCAGTCAACGTATCGGGCGCAACAACAAAGACCCTTGTGGGAATCTCGCAGGATTCGGACGGGGTGATGACTCCCGAATTCGACGACATCGCGTTCCCGGACTGGACTAGCGCAATCAACGCGGCCGTGGCTACGTGCGAAAAGCTGGAAAACAAGAAGACGACCATTACCGGCTATGAGAGCAGCAACACGTACTACCCGACAATCAAGGCGGTTGTGAATTTTGTCAACGGAATGTTGCAGAACCTCGGCGGCAAATTGATTACGGACAACGGCGACCCGTTCGCAAGCTCGTCCGCGTTGCCGTCTACTACGCCGTTCCATGGCGTAGACATTGCCGACAAGGACTACGCCTACGTGCAGGGGGTAGGAACGGCCGAACGCTGGAGCGCGACCGTAAGCGGCTCGTCCGTGGCATGGGTGCAAGAATACGCCATTAACATTCCCGTCTTTACGCCTAGCCAACAGGCCATCATTGACGGCGACAGCTCCGATATGACGGCCACGTTCTCTACGGCAAGCACCCGCACGAACATATCCACGGGCGAGAAGCTGTCCGTTATCTTCGGCAAGATTGCCAAGTGGTTCGGCGACCTCAAGGCCGTTGCGTTCAGCGGCTCATATAACGACTTGAGCAATAAGCCGACGATTCCGACAGTAAACAATGGAAAGTTGACAATCAAACAGAACGGGACAAGCAAGGGAACGTTCAGCGCAAACCAATTAAGCAATACCGAAATAAACGTAACAGATACAACTTATGAATCAAAGAGTGCTGTATCGGGCGGTACGGCTGAATCACTTGTAACAACGGGCGAAAAGTACAATTGGAACACCAAGCAGAACGCAATCAGCGATTTGGCTGAAATAAGAAGCGGAGCAGCAGCGGGAGCATCTGCATTACAGCCTAGTGGCAATGGTTCAAACGTTACATCTACGTTTACGGCCGCAAGTTCACGTACCAACATTTCGACGGGCGAGAAATTGTCCGTGATATTCGGGAAAATTGCAAAGTGGTTCTCGGACTTGAAGGCACTCGCTTTCAAGGACAATGTTTCTAATTCCGATATTAGCGGTACGATTGCAGACGCACACATCGCTAGTGCAAGTACCTGGAAC